GGCTCAAAGCAGGATATCCGGGTGCAGCTGTACTCAGCAGATCTGTCCGCCGCGACAGACTGGATCCATCATAGCACGGCCAGAAGAGTCGCGCACATCCTTAACAAGAAGGTCTTCTCCGAAGAGAGAGCCTCCAAGTGGGATGATATTGCGCAAATTCTCCTCGGTCCCCACACACTCATTCCCGAAAGGGCCGATCCGCCAGAAGGTTGGGGGCAGGACGAGCATACACCTAGGTGTACGCTGTCCGCCTTGCACCAATCTGACAAGAGTTCGGCCTCTGACGAGAGTGAGGATATGAGTGAGGACGAGGATGAACTCCTCGACTGGACTGACGTGCAAACCGATGAATGGACCCAAACCAGCAGAGGAATCCACATGGGGCTAGGCCCCTCGTGGGTCATACTGAGCTTACTGAATACAGCAGCCGGCCTGTACGCGTCAAATGACACGGGCTCGTTCCGCGTGTGCGGGGACGATCTGATCGCTCTCTGGACCCGCTCCGAAGTAGACCGCTACGAATCATTTCTTACATCCCTGGGGATGAAGATCAACGTAGGTAAGTCGTTCTTCGGTGAGCAAGGGGTCTTTTGCGAGAACTTGGTCGTCCGCACGGGACCACGAACAGCAGAGTCGAGAGACTGCGGGCACATAGCAGAGGCGGCTGGCTCCAAGGAGAAGGCGATGAAAAGTCATCACCCGCTTGAAGTCGCTCACGCACTGCGCACGTACTCGTGTCCCTCGAAACCGTTAAACCGATTGGCTCAACTCACAAGGAGGAGGATCGGTTCTCGGTACTCTCGGCTGTCGGGCCCGCTCAACACAGGCGGCAACGGCTTCGGCGCACCGCACCGGCAGGTTCTCCACATTCTGGAGCACGGAAGCATCAGTTTTACGCAGGGTAAACCCCGCAACTGGCGACTGGACCTTGAGTCAGCAAGTGTGAAACCACACGAGCAGGTTAAAGGCCTTACTTACATCACCAGGTTAGACGCTTCCATCGCTCTGGACTGCGAAGATCGAGTCAGGCGGCTGGTTGCGGGACAACACCCGCAAGCGCCAAAGGCGATCAAGCCCGCCTCCTTCAGGAGACGCACAGGACGGATCACGGCGAAAACTCCCGTCACCTGGGGACAAGTCAGGGAGCTGCAAGCAGCTCAACCTAAACAGGTCCGCAGGTTCATTCGGCAGTTCCGCCGGTGCAACCCGGATACACCAATACCACATAAAGCAGCTACGCAACTCTGCAACATCTCAATCAACGCAAGCGACACCGGGGTGATCGCTATTGATGATGTCATGGACATTGCGGGAGAG